CTGAGAATGCCCCTTATGCAGAATTAAATGCATGGGGTATTCCACTAACTAATGACAACACTTCTGACATCGTTATCACTAATGGTGCTGCAAAAGATGTTACTGGTATTTTAGTTCTTCGTAAAGTTGCTGGTTGGGATACTAAAGTTGAGGATGCTACTTACGGTGCTTACGATGATCCAACTCGTGTTGGTGCTTCTACCACACTAAGTGGTTCACCAGATAAGGCATAACTATGAAACTCATTAGAGAAGATCTAACACACGAAACCAAGTTCATCGTTGAAGAGAAACTTGGTAAAGGTAAAACATTCTTTATTGAAGGTGTCTTCCTACAATCAGAATTAAAGAATCGTAATGGTCGTATGTATCCTGAATCAGTAATGGACAAAGAAGTTGCTCGTTACTTACAGGAACAAGTAAAAACTAATCGTGCTTATGGTGAATTAGGTCACCCAGATACTCCAAGCATTAATCTTGATCGTGTTTCCCACATGATTGTTGATTTGCGTAAAGAGGGTACTAACTACATCGGCAAAGCAAAAATTCTAGAAACCCCAATGGGACAAATTGCTAAAGGTCTTCTCGAAGGCGGAGCAAATCTTGGAGTTTCTAGTCGTGCACTTGGCTCGCTTAAAATGAACGAAAATGGTGTCAATGTTGTACAAGATGATTTCATGCTGTCAACTGCAGCTGATATCGTTGCAGACCCCTCTGCTCCAGATGCGTTTGTCCGTGGAATCATGGAGAACAAGGAGTGGGCATTTGTTGATGGAAAGTTCGTGGAAAAGCATATCGAGGAAGTCAAGCAACACATTAGAAAGACTTCTTCTCGTCAGTTAGAGGAAGCGAAGGTTTTGGCTTTCCAAAAGTTTCTGAGTAAAATCAGATAAATAATAAATAATTTAACAGAACTTATCCAGTTAGGAGAACATAGATGTCAATCGAACAAAAAATTGCTGAAATCTTAGCAGAATCTAAGGTATACGGTACAGAAGGTGGTAGTGATCCAGGTACACATGGTGCTGTTACTGCAGACAAAGCCGTTGTGCGCCAAGGTGATGCAGTTCCTGCACAGTCACCAGAACAAAATGCAGACAACAAAAAGAACAATGTAGATAACGAAGATGAAGCAGCAGATGCTACATCCAAGCAATCTAATCCAGCTACTTCATCAGCAGTTGCAGGCGACCAGTCTGTAATTCGTCCAGTCAAAGAAGACATGGATGCACTGTTTAATGGTGAAGAGTTAACAGAAGAATTTAGAACAAAAGCAACTACAATCTTTGAATCAGCAGTGATGGTTCGTGTTAAGAATGAAGTTGCTCGTTTAGAAGAAGAATTCGAAAGCAAACTTGCTGAGCAAGTTGCGAAGAATACAGAGGGTCTTGTTGAACAAGTTGATGGATACCTCGGCTATGTAGCTGAGCAGTGGATGGCACAGAATGAAATTGCCCTTGAGCGTGGAATTAAATCTGAAATTCTTGAATCATTTGTATCAGGTATGAAGTCTTTATTTGAAGAACATTATATTGATGTTCCAGAAGAAAAGTATGACCTACTTGGCGAAATGGAAGAAAAGGTATCAGAACTAGAAGCAAAACTTAACGAACAAGTTGCAGCTAACATCGATTTGTCTAAGACAATCGCTGAAGCACAGCGTACTGAAATCGTTAAAGCAATCAGTGAAGGTCTAACTGACACTGAAGCAGAAAAGTTCTTAAGTTTAGTTGAAGAACTAAGCTACGAAGATGCTGAATCATTTGAGAACAAAGTAAAAACTATCCGTGAAAATTATTTCACAAATAAGCAAACTACAGTTGTTGAGTCAGTGGTTACTGATACTCCAGTTGAAATTTTAACTGAAGAGAAAAAGCCAAAAACTGATCCATCAATGAATGCTTATCTATCAGCTATAACAAAATCTTACAAGTAAGAGGAAAAAAGAAATGACAAATACTCGTCAACAATTAATGGAAAAGTGGGCTCCAGTTCTAAACCACGAACAAGCTCCAAAAATCCGTGATAACTACCGTAAGGAAGTTACTGCAGTTCTCTTGGAAAACCAAGAGCGTGAAATGCAAAAACAGCGTGAAGCGTTGTTTGAAACTGCTCCAGCTAACTCTGTTGGTTCATATGGTGACACTGGCGGTTTCGCTAAGTTCGATCCAGTATTGATCAGCTTAGTTCGTCGTGCAATGCCACAACTCATCGCTTATGATGTTTGCGGTGTTCAGCCAATGACTCAACCTACTGGTCTAATCTTCGCAATGAAGAGCCGTTACAGCACTCAAGGTGGTACTGAAGCGTTGTTCAACGAAGCAGATACTGACTTCTCTGGTACTGGTACTCACTCTGGTGTTGCTACTTTCGGTGGCTCTGACACTAATGGTACTGGTCTAGCAACTGCTGATGGCGAGCGTCTTGGCCAAGGTGGTACTGGTGATGGTTCTTTCGGTGCTATGGCTTTCTCTATCGAAAAGACTTCTGTAACTGCAAAGACTCGTGCTTTGAAGGCAGAATACTCTATCGAATTAGCACAAGACATGAAGTCTGTTCATGGTCTTGACGCTGAAGGCGAATTAAGCAACATTCTCTCTACAGAGATCCTTGCTGAAATCAATCGTGAAGTTATCCGTACAATCTACAACACAGCTAAGCCAGGTGCTCAAGTTGGTACTGCAACTCAAGGTACTTTTGACCTTGATGTTGATTCAAATGGTCGTTGGTCTGTTGAGAAGTTCAAAGGTTTGATGTTCCAAATCGAGCGTGAAGCAAACGCTATTGGTCAACAAACTCGTCGTGGTCGTGGTAACATTATCATCACTTCTGCTGATGTTGCATCTGCATTAGCGATGGCTGGTGTTCTTGACTACTCTTCTGGCTTGACTGGTAAGAACGATCTTACTGTTGATGACACTTCTACTACTTACGCTGGTGTTCTAAACGGCAAGTACAAAGTGTATGTTGACCCATACACAAGCAATGTGTCTGCAACTCAGTTCTTCGTTGTTGGCTACAAAGGTCAATCAGCGTTTGATGCTGGTCTGTTCTATTGCCCATATGTTCCATTGCAAATGGTTCGTGCTGTTGATCCTAACAGCTTCCAACCAAAGATTGGCTTCAAGACTCGTTACGGTCTAGTTGCTAACCCATTCGTTAATCTTGACGATGGTACTTCTGGTCAAGACAACTTGACTGCGAATGTGAACTACTACTACCGTCGTGTTAAAGTTACTAACTTGATGTAAAAATCAAGTCGGTTACTTAACTGACATAAAGCGGTAATTAAAGAGGGGTCTTTCGAGATCCCTCTTTTTCATTTGGATAAATAATCATATGACTACAATAACTATTCCATCAACAATCAATCCGTTATCACCTAATGGGTTTATGTTGACTGTAAATAAACTTCCTGACTTAGCATACTTTTGTCAGCAAGCAAATCTGCCAGCCATTAATTTGGGTGTTGCTGATTTCAATACACCATTAAGTGTGCAACCAATTCCAGGTGAGATGTTGACATATGAACAACTAGATGTGCAGTTCTTAGTTGATGCAAATATGGCAAACTACAAGGGTATACATGATTGGTTAGTTGGATTAGGTTTCCCAGAAAAATGGGAACAATACTCTAACTTTATTTCAAGTGATACATATGCAAGAACTGAGTTATCTAAAAACTTTTCAGATGCATCTTTGAGTATTTTGTCTGCAAACAATCAGGTTGTTCAAACTGTTGAATTCAAAGACATGTTTCCAATATCACTAGAATCTCTAGTGTTTCAATCAACCAATACAGATGTGACTTATCTAACAGGTCGTGTAGTATTCCGTTACGGGTATTACAAGTTCTTGTAAGACAAACTTGATTTTTTGTAAGATTTGTTGTATAATAGCAATAAATCAACTTGAGGATTATTATGAATATAGAACAATTGCAAGATATGTGGGAAGCTGATGCTGAGATAGATGATAACTATCTTGGTGAGCAATCCACAGCTACTCCCAAACTCCACGCAAAATATGTAAAGTTGCTTGTGCAAGTTAAACTCAAGCACACTAAACTTCAATCTGATTATAACCTACTCCGTAAAAATAAGTTTCGTTATTTCCGTGGTGAGATGTCTCGTGATGAATTGAAGGACAATAACTGGGATCAATGGCAAGGTGTTAAACCATTAAAGAATGAGATGGATGAATTTCTCACTGGTGACGAAGACCTAAATTCTTTAGAGGTTAAATTAAAATATCTTGATACAATGATATATCTTTTAGAATCTATTCTTGGACAGATTAAAGCCAGAGACTGGCAAATTAAAACTGCAGTTGAATGGAAGAAATTCTTAGCAGGAATGTAATGATTAATGTGGTAGTTGAAAAACTAGATGAAGTTTATATGAGAGTGTTTAGCGATCCTAGCGTAGAGCAGGAACTCGCTGACTTTTTTACATACGAATATCCTGGAGCAAGATTCACTCCACAATTCAAAGCAAGACTTTGGGATGGTAAAGTTCGTCTATATGATCAAGTAAGAAAAACTCTTTACATCGGTCTACTACAATATGTTGAGCAGTTCTGTGAACGAAATGACTACACTCTATCTTATAAAGATGACTTTGTAGCAAACAACAATATTACTCACGAACAAGTTGAGAAGTATGTTAAGGCATTAGAGTTGCCTGAGAAGATTGAGATTCGTGATTACCAGATTGACGCTATTCAAAAAGCTGCAAACGAAGAACGAACTCTACTACTTTCCCCTACTGGTTCTGGTAAATCCTTTATCATCTATTCTGTAATGCGTCATCACCTAAGTGAAGATCGCAAATGTATTCTTATTGTTCCAACAACATCGCTTGTTGAACAAATGTATTCAGACTTTGAAGATTACTCAACTGTTAATCAATGGTCTGTAAAAACTCACTGCCAAAAACTATACGCTGGATTCCCAAAAGAGTTCACCAAAGATGTTTTAATTACTACTTGGCAGTCGATCTATCTGCAACCAAAATCTTGGTTCAAACAATTCAATGTCATATTCGGTGACGAAGCCCATCAATTCAAAGCAAAGTCCCTTACTGGTGTAATGGAAAAGATGGATAGCATTCGCTATCGTGTTGGAACTACAGGTACATTGGATAACAAGAAAATACATCGTCTTGTTCTTGAAGGTATATTTGGACCAGTGCACAGGGTAACTACTACTAAGTCTTTGATGGATTCAGGAAGACTGTCAAACCTAAATATAAAGTGTCTGATTCTGAAATACTCAGAAGAGATTCGCAAAGAACGAAAAAACAAGACTTATCAAGAAGAGATGGATTGGTTAGTCACCAACGAAAAGCGTAATAAATTTATACGCAACTTAGCAGTAGCATCCACTGGTAATACTCTTGTCCTTTTTCAGTATGTTGAAAAACATGGTAAGATTCTTTACGAGTTAATTAAAGAAAAGTCACATGATAAAAGAAAGATTTTCTTTGTCCATGGTGGAACCGATGTTTCCGATAGGGAATCTATTCGCCACATCACAGAACAAGAAAGCGATGCTATTATTATTGCTAGTTTTGGTACATTCTCAACTGGGATCAATATACCGTCTATCGAGAATGTCGTTTTTGCATCACCAAGTAAATCCAAGATTCGTAACTTGCAAAGTATTGGTCGTGGATTAAGGTTGAAAGACGGAAAATCATCGTGTAATCTTTTTGATATTGCCGATGACTTACATTGGAAGTCTTGGAAGAACCATACTCTAAATCATGCAGCAGAGCGTTATAAAACCTATGCTGAAGAAGAATTTAAAATTAAGATTGTGGAGGTGGAAATATGCTAAACAATAACGATTTTTATGTTGTTATTAAATTAACATCTGGCGAACAGGTGATGGCAGTTCTTCGCCAAGAAGATGATGCCCATGTTCTTATCGAACATCCTATGATTATGAAAACTATTGTGAACTTCGAAGCAGGCAAGGAACACCTTACTGCATCTCCTCTCTGTGCATTCACAGACGAATCTGAATTTGTCCTACCCAAAGTAAATATTCTTTTCATTAAGAAATTGCATCATGTCTTTATTCCTCATTATCAAAGGATTGTAAAAGATCATGAGGATTCTACTCTTTTTATTCCTGCTGGTCAGCAAGATACATTATCTTGGAATGATGAAGAGGGAATGACACCAGAGAAAGCAAGAAAGATGATTGGTCAACTGCAGGATGTTCTCGGAGAAGAGAAGGAAGAGGAAATCGACTGGAAAGAAAAGTTGAAGTTCTTAGTTGATGGAAACGATACAGTTAACTAAGTTATCACGATCAACCCCAGACACTCTGAATTATGCCTCAAGACAAATAAAAAAGCAAATATATTTTGTAATGCAATATTACAAAGTCAATAAGATTTGTCTTTTCGTTATGAATGATGTATACTTATGAATAACTTGAACTATAAGAGGAACTTCCATGTATGGCACACTATGTAAATAACAAAGACTTTTTAGATGCTCTAATCGAGTATCGTGAAAAATGTGCTAAGGCATTAGAAGAAGGTAAGCCAAAGCCGATAGTGAGCAACTACATCGGTGAATGCATCTTAAAGATCGCAACCCATCTTTCATACAAACCCAACTTTATAAACTATTCCTATCGAGAAGAGATGATCTCCGATGGTATAGAAAACTGTCTTCAGTATCTTGACAACTTTAATCCAGATAAGTCGAGTAACCCATTCGCTTATTACACGCAGATTATCTACTATGCATTTCTTCGTAGGATTGCCAAAGAAAAGAAACAAACTTATATTAAAGGTAAGATGATACAAGAGATGCCATTTGAAATGTTTGAGACTCAAGATCAAGATGACGACAGAGAGTTTCATAATCAATATATGGAATTCATGCAACAGAATCATCAACTAGATGATTTTATTGAACGCAAAGCTGCAAAGCGTAAAAAGAAGCAACCAAGTTTAGATGATTTTATAGGTGATAATGATGACACAGGACATACGACAGTGGATTCGTGAATTGCAGGCAGCACAAAATATTGTGGCAAGATCTTTTCCTGCATTAGCAAGAAGTACAAAGGCAAGAAGAAGAAGACAAGGCAAGAAACTTCTTAAAAAATATACATGGGATGCGTTTGATAACCAATTTGATTTGAGTAAAATTATGGATGATAAGAAAATATTTTTAGGTGTTTCTGATTTTGAAGACTTAGTAACAGTCGAAATTATGAAGCGTCGTGTTGATGCAAACCTATCAACAGTACAACGAGAAACAACTGTCCTTTGCGATCGTCAAAGATGGTCCAAGTGGGCAGAAGAACAATACAGTGATTGTTTGTTTGTTCAAAGTAATTCTTCAACTGGTTTCATTGTTGAAGAAAATACTAACAACTTTATCAAGTTTGATGTGAACTCTAACTCAACCACTGTCCGTGCATTCGGTGATGCTGAATTTGCAGAAGACATGATTGAGATTGTTGAGTCTAACTTTGATGTTGTATCTTCTTACATTGAATGGGTATATGGTAGTGATGGTAACTCTGTCAATGTTCCATTGAATCGTGATCGTCTTCCTGTGGAAGAAATGTATCCATTCCTTAATGGCGAATCCCTTGGCGATTACTATGATCGTTACATGGAATCTTCTGCCAACATTCTGCTACTAATTGGACCTCCAGGAACTGGCAAGACTACATTCATTCGTGGTCTGTTAGCACATCGCAGCTGCTCTGCAATCGTAACCTATGATGCTGGCATCCTTGAGAAAGATGGTTTCTTTGCAAAGTTTATTGAAGACGATGCCGAAGTAATGGTTCTTGAAGACAGCGATGCTTTCTTGAAGTCTCGCAGTGATGGTAACACAATGATGCATCGTTTCTTAAATGTGGGTGATGGTCTTGTTACAACCAAAGGTAAGAAGATGATTTTCTCTACCAATCTTCCAAGCATCCGTGACATTGACTCAGCGTTGGTTCGTCCAGGAAGATGTTTTGACATTGTTACATTCGATGTTCTTAGTGCAGTAGATGCTAAGTCTCTTGCAAAGAAATTAAAAGTTAAATTACCAGAAGTGAAAGATACATACTCTATTGCAGAGGTGTTCAATGCACAGTCTGATAATACTAAAAAATCTAGCACAAATAGAAAGGTAGGTTTCATTTGAAGGTAGCCATTATCACAGACCAGCATTTCGGTGCACGTAACGACAGTCAGGCATTCCTTGACTTTTACGAAAAATTCTATGACAATACTTTCTTTCCAACACTAGAAGAAAATGAGATCAAGACTGTTCTCATT